TGTGCTACCTGCAACAGGCGGAGTTCGTAATGATTGCCGTCTATTGCCTGTAGTGTCCTCGTATTGACCTTATTCAGCCCTAAGATTTCATAGATGGTGTCAGCCTTATAATTGACCTTGCCCGTCATGTTCCCGCTGTAGTTGTAGCCTTTTACCACATCCTTCGCCAACTGGTTCAAGCCCATTTTGCAGAACCACTCAAGCTTCGGAAATTTCAGATAAATATCAATGGCATCCTCGTATCTGAAAGCCGTGGTCGGAATGTTCTGTGCCAGAATTTCCAGTGCGGAATACTTCATAGGTGTGTGTTCCCATGCCTCTGGAAGATTTCCGGGATATAAGATACACTCCATGCATGCGATATTTCCCTCGTCTGGAATCCAGCGCGAATTCCCCCTCTGGTGGTACACTCCCCATTCATAGCTTTCCTTCATCAGCTTTTCTCCGAAGAATGTGCAAAAACAGCGGCTGTACTCATGCATGGTTTCTTCAATGCGTTTCTTACATATGCTGCCTGTTATCATTGCGTCATTCTTTATGTGTCTCCATGCTTTGAAGTACCGGAGTAAGAAACCTTCCTCCTGCCGATCCACATATATGAACCATCTTTCATCTGATATCTGGCATGGCATTTTTCCTCTTGCCTTATATGTCACTCTGCTTCCGCAGAAAGGACATTCCCCCTTTTCATTGTTCCGAAGTCTTATCCTGCTCCGGTCAACGATTCCTGTCTTCTGGCAGTGCGTACACTCAAATTCAGCTTTTCCCTTGGATGTCTCTTTATAAATTCCGTACCGGCTGAAACTCATGCCCTGCTCCCATACCCAGTCGGTAAAATCCTGTGAAGGCTCTCCTATCGGCTCCATCCGCAGATCAATCGGCGCAAGGACTTTTCTGTGCTTCTCTGCCAGTCGTTCTGCCTTGACCTTGTCTTGGAATCTGTCAATAGCATTCCATACGTTCTCGTCAGTTTCTTTGCAGTAAGCCTTGAAAAAGCTCTCCATGATGCCCTTGTCCTCTGCTGTCCAGATAAACACCTTTGGAATGTGTTCGCTTTTCCATGTTTTTTGATCCCATTTGTACTCCCACAGCCGGAAACCCTGCATATTATCAAATGCAGCTGTAAGCCATTTAACCTTTGACTGTGACAGGTCCTGCGTGATATAATCATCACTCGACAGAAATGTCCTAAATGCTGCTTCCGTTTTTCCTTTTTTGAGCTTCGACACCTCATAGAAATTCAGAAGCAGTATTTTGTTATCATCAACCAGCTCCGCAGTCACAATGTGCTCCATTCCGTCCAGTCTATCTGCCGTTTCAACCATTTCTGCTGTTGCCTCTGGTCTAGGCAATGCAGACAGCTTTCTTTTTTCCATCGTACATCCCTCCTTACAGGCCCATCATTGAGAACAGATCCATCTGCCCTTCAAGTTCATTCGACCTCTTCTTAGGAGCTTCTTTTTTCTCCGGCTCTTTCTTCGGTTTGTCCGCCTTTGCTTCCGGTTTCGGAGTTTCCTTGGCAGCCTTATCTTTTCCAGCTGTCTCCGCCTTTTTCTCAGCACGCTTCTTCATGCTGTCCAGACGCTTCTGCTGATCGGCTTTCTGTTTCTTTTCTCTCTCCTTGGCTTCCACAGCCTTTTTCTCTTCAAGAGCTTTATCATCCAGTCTGTAATAGTCCTCTGCCCATTCGTAGACTACGGAATCCTTTACCATGGCACAGTTTCCACTCTTGAGCTTTCGTGCCTGATCCATGATGTACTTGAAGCACTTCTCCCAGGTCTTATGCGTCTGGCATACCGCATCAGCCAATGTCTCCGACTCTTTGCACCGGTCAATCATGTGTGACAGGATAGGCTCGGCATAGCCTTCCTTTGCCTTTTTCAATTCTCCCTGCAGCTTTGCAACAGCTCCATCGATGCCCTTTGCTGTCGGCTCAGGATCCGTTTTTTCTTCCTCTCCACCATTTTCAGAAGCCTCCTGCGTTTCAGTATCGTGAGTTTCCTCAATATCCTGGCCGCAAGAATCATCGCCCGGTTCATCACCTTCTGCTTCCTCTGCTCCTGCCTGCTCTTCCATTGCCTTCTGCACTTCTTCCGGTGTCGGATCAGGAACATTCCCTGTCACAATATCCGCAAGGGAAGTCTTCCCCATATACACAGCCTCGTCAAATGCCTGTTTCTCAATCCCTGCAATGGCTCTTCCAATCTCTGACTTCGGCTCTGTTTCATCCAGACTTTCCATTGCCTCGTATTCCTCTTTGAGCCTGTCATTCGTAACATCAAACAATGTGTTACCGTCTGCATCATAGAATGCGGTTACAGTATCTCTTTTTAGAACCTTGTAAGTCGTGCTCCCGACCTCCAGCTCGCAGTTCTTTTCTTCTGCCGGATATCCCTTTTCCAGATACTCCAAAACTGCCTTGCTCCACTCAAATTCATAATCTCTGTTGTCTCCTGATGCGTAATGCACCACTGTCCTACTTGTTCCCATAGGTTTCCTCCTTTTTGTCAAAATCGAAGAAGAATACATATTCATCCTCTTTCTGTTGCTCCGCCTCTGGTAGAGGCATTAGTCTTTTCATGTTTTGTATAAATATCCGCATCTGCCACCTGTTAGAGTAGTAGAGCGGTGTGTACCAGAACTCCTGTCCTTTCTGTTCGTTCGGTTGTAATACCGAGCCTACAACAGGATTTACGATCGTGTCGGCTATGCAGATATATCCGGCACATCCAAGCAGTGACAGCTGAATGTAGCACATCTGGCCAACCACTCTGTCAATGTCCTGTCCTACGAAAAGAACCTTTTCCTGATAATTTATCCCTCGTTCCTTGAATGTGTTTGCAGCGGATATCAGCGTTGCACCTGCTCCGCATGCCGGGTCCGAAACTGCTATGTAATCCCTGTCCTCTGCCTTGCTTCTGACGGTGTCCCCGATTGTTATAAGGGACATCATTTTGCAGACATCATACGGAGTAAAGAATTGTCCATGCCAGTGACTTCCAAGATTGAGCTGCATATACAGCTTTCCGAGGAAATCCTGATCCGGATTGTTTTCTAATGCCATCGTTACAATGGCGAACAGCTTTGCCGGCATCTCTACATCTCCGCCCAGTTCCTTGATGCACCTCTCATATTCTTTTTCCCTGTCAGCTTTCCTTTTGGGGTTGGTCTCAAATACATTTGCAATCGTGCAAGCCATTGCCGACATAAGATCTGACCATACCTGCCATGCCGTTCTGCTGTAGCACAGATGATTGAACAGGTCTAAGAATTCCTTTTCAGTGCCCTTTATTTCATCATTCGTTTGTACCGCCACCCATCAACCGCCTCCTTACTGCTTCAAATTGTCGTGCTCTTTCCTCACGCTGTTGTGGTGTCAGCTCTTTCCTTTCCGGAGCAACAGTCTGTTCTATCGCAGGAGGTTCTCTGGCTTCAATCCGGGGAGCATACTGCTGTTGCAGCATCAGCTTTTCATTTGATATAAAATCCGGTAACATATTGCTGTTGACCGCTTCCCTTGCCTTTGCCTCATACGCTTCTCGGAAGTTGGCTCTGTCTGCTGTCGGATTTTCGCTCTGGCACAGCCTGTTCCATCCGAGGTTTTTAACCACCGATACTGTCAGATCGTCCATCAAGGCAAATGCTTCCTGCGGGTGATACCATCCATACTCCGACATTGCCCTCTGGACCACTCCCCATGCCTCGTCAAAACCGAGGACAGGAGGCTTGCACCTTTCCATACACAGTTTTCTGATTTCTGCAATGTTAGGAGGATAAACGCTTGTGCTTATGTGCTCCATAACCGCATTCTCAACGACTTTCCCGTTGAGGTCTTTCAGCATCCGGTACCAGAAATTCATAGATGCATCGTCCTCCAGAATTTTGGAAGCTGGATATGCTGACTTGATTCCTACCGCTATAACTGCAAATTCCTGTTTATTCATCTCCGGCCCATCCCCTTGCAAAATCTGCGAACTGTTCTACGTGAGACTGTGATCCTCCGTTCTGAGGTTGCGGTGTTGAATTTTCATAGTAGCCGTCATGAACCTTTGGGAAATTGTTCGGTAAGACAAACCAATCGAACGTTATCATCCAACCACTCTTATTGTTCCCCTTGAGAAAATCGCTGTTTTTTATCCTCTCAATAGCAGCTAGTACTTCATCAATGCCGTATTCTTTAATTCTGGCATTCAAGCACTTGGCTCTCTTGGTTCCTGATGTCAACTTACTTACAGGCCTTAATCCATAGACTGCCAGTGAGTTCCATTCTTCCACCGCTCGTTGCACATCAGTGCGACTAACAGTATCTTTAGATACTGCAAATATCTCTGTACTCTGTTCTCTACTCTCTAAACTCTCTTCTCTTATCTCTTTACTCTGTTCTCTATACTCTGGTGTAGATTTGTCGGACTTTTGTTCGGACATTTGTCCTGCCATCTGTCCGACATCTGAGACATTTGAATTACCACAAATCCGCTTTTTTTCAGTGTTAATAAGATTTCTATACTCTCGTTTTCTGTCCGCCTCTGTTGAGCTTTGTCCAATAAAATTTTGAATATCAAGCATGTAAATTGCTCCATTATCAAGGATTTCGATAAAGCCCATTTTTTCCAAAACATCCATTGCCTTTTCCACCGTTCCCACCTGGTGTCTCGTAACTGTGGCAACCATTTCCGGTGTATATGGAATGATGCCTCTATACATCAAACGCCCATCTTGGGAAAGGCTGATTAAATACAATTTAAGGAGAATGTCACTGTATAAGTATCCGTCCTTCATGCCCTGGAGAAGCTTCATGTCTTCACTATCAAAAAAGTTCTCCTTGAGCTTTAGGTAATAATATGTCTTGTTGTCTGCCATACTTATCTCCTTTTAGGAGCTGTAGCTGCAACTACAGCCCCATACTCACTTAATAGATTACTTTGCTTCCTTCATCAGTCTTCACAACATCCAAACTCTGAGGGAATCGTGCCTTCATTGTAGGATCATGGGTGATTGCCATAATCTTCAAATCAGGATATCTGCTCTGGATTGTCTCCAACGCATCGCAATATGCCTGGATTCCATCACTGTCAAGGAATGGTGGTTCATCAATAAACAACATTCCGAGCTGAATGCCTGCTGTTGAAGATTTAATCTCAGCAAGCGCAAGGATTACTGACAGGGAAGCCTTTACTTTTTCTCCACCAGATTTTGAAAGATAAGGAAGAACCGATTTTCCATATTCTTCAATGAAAATATCAAGTGTTACCACTTCCTTATTGGAGTTGCTCTTCATGACTTTTTCTGTCTGAAATTCAATTCCCATCTTTCCGCCTGTCATCTGACCAAGGATACTGCTTGAAATTTCTGTCAACTTTGGAACCAGTGAGCGTATGATCTGGTGTGGTATTCCATCCTGTGAGAAAGCTGCTTTTAGCAGTTCATATTCCGAAATGTCCACAGATAACGCACCAGCCTCTTTACTAAGTTCCGCTATTTCAGTTTTGAGTTTCTTGATCTCATCCAGTTTCTGGGAGAGGGAGCCAATCCTCTGCTGATACGAGGTTATCTGAATATCGATATCAGCTATCTTGCTGTCAATATTCGCAACTTCTGCCGTAAGTGCTGTTGTATCCATCGTCGCTCCTACTGTAGTTGCCAGCTCTTTTCTCGCATCCTCAAGCTCCTTCTCAAATTCCTTTTTTCGTTCTTGCGCCTCAAAAAGTGTTCTCTGAGCATTGGAACGTCTTTCTTTATAAACCGGATATTCTTTACTTTTTGCCACATAGTCTGCGAGACCAATCAATTCCTGCTGAATACTCTTATGCTGTTCTGTCTGCGATTGGTAGGAGAGCATTTCTTTTTCCACTTCTATGCCCTTTAATTTCGTCTCAGAAAGCCTTTTTTCTGCTTCAGCTATATTTGACTTAATATTTTCAATAGAAGCCTGTATAAGTGCCATTCGATTTTCTCTTGCACCGACTTCATCAAGCTTCTTTGTCCAAGGCTTCAATTCATTGCATCTCGACTGGAGTTCAATAATTTTTTCCTCCGGATTTTCCATCTGCGAGAGTTCCTCTTCTATGGTCGCTTTCTTTTCATCCAATGGCTCAAGTTCCTTCTGGTGCTCCTCTTCTTTCTGCTTCACAAAATCTGGGTAATCTTCCAGCATTTTCTTTGCAGAAATAGCCTCCGTAAGAAATCCGCACTTTGCATTTTCAATGTCAACACACTCAACGTTGTCCAGAAGCTCTGCCTGTTTCTTCAATCCTGCAAGCTTGTTTTCAAGACCTTCACAAACCGCATTGTACTTTGCAATCAATGTGGATCTCTCATATCGGACGTCCGTCAGTTCCTGCATCTTTGCCTTATATGTTCGGTCAGAATCAAAGGCTTCATCTAAGGCTTTCTTTGCCTGTTCATATTCTCCTGCTTTCTGTCTGACCTCACCATCATTAGCCGAATCCAGTATCATTTCATTCTTTTCATCCTGTTTTCCCTGCAGTTCTGTTTTCAGTCTGCTTATATTTTGTTCCTCAGACATTTCCTGATCGTGAATCCTCACAAGCTCTTCATGCTTACCCATATAGGCAACAGCAGCTTTTGCATATTCCCTGTCCTGTTCCAAAAGTAAATCATGACGTTCAACCTTTAAATTGGTTTCCTCTTCATCGGCTAGAAACGCATTACAGCTCTCAATATTGCGTTCAAGAGCGGCTATATTTTGACCTTCCTGCTCGTTTTTCTGCATTAAGGTATTAACAGATGCCTGCACCTTATCGTGACGTTCCTGTGCCTCCCTCTGCATCCTCAACAGTAAAGATTTATCTTCTTTCTGCTTTGCAAGATTATTTCTGTCCTCGGATACTGTATTCAGTTTTAACTCAATCTCTGTCTTTTCATCTTCCGGTTTTCCATAGCTTTCAATCGTTGCCGAATGGATATTTATGGTCTGTCTTTTCTTTGCAATATCTCTTTTCAGATTTCCAAGTTCATCCTTGGCTAAATCTTCCATAATTCCATAAATTCCAAGTCCGAGCAGGTTTGACAGAACCCCGACTCGCTCTTCTTTACCTGCTTCAAGGAATAATCCGTACTGATCCTGCATGATTAGGACGCATGCCTTGAATGTCAGACTGTCCATCCCGAGCAGGCGGATAATTTCCTTTTGTGTATCAGCAATTTTCTCTTTGGAACGGTCAACCCACTCATTTTCCAGAAGTTCCGAAAGATTCAGTGTCGGCTTACCGGATTTAGTTCTAGTCCTAACAACACGGAACATCTTATCTCCAAGACCAAATGTGAATGAGATTGATCCGGAACGTGCCTTTTCATCATTTCTTATCCAGCCTGTATTAGTTCCCTCTCTCGGTTCTTCATAAAGACAGTCAACAATAGCATCCATGAAGAGCGAGGATTTTCCAGAACCATTACTGCCATTGATTGTGCAGAAGCTGATATCTTCAAAGGAGAAATACTGCTCAACATAATTGCGATAATTTTTGACTTCTATTTCCTTTGGAACGAATGTCCCAAAGAATTCCGATACTGCCGAGTTTGCTTTTGCCTTTGCAATAATAGGTCTTGCCTTCTCGACAATACTATCAATCTTCTTCGGTTCAATAAGTTTTTCCTGCAAGTACTGAATAAGGTTTGTTTCCGGATCCTCCTGCTTTGAAAGCTCCGTTCTATTGGCTGATTCAATCTTTTCCGCTTCAATACCGGCTACCCAGAATGCCCCAGCTTCATATAATGCTTTCTCCAGAAGAGCCGTGTTGAAGATCTTCTTCTGCTCTGCGGAACAGGTGTATAAAACACGGACAATCTTATCTGCGACAGCTCCGTTATAAGTCCAGTAATTAAATGCAACTTCCTCAATATGTCCAAGATTGATTGCGGTTATGTCTGTGTCTGTAAAATGGAATGTTATAAATTCTCTGTATGGTGTTTTTCTGAACCATGCATCACTGATATCCCATTTTTCATTTGAGAACCGTTTCATCTCATACAGCCAAAAACCTCTGTCCTGCCCCTCATCGTTAAAATTCATGGCATTTACTGCTCCGGAATAGTAAACATTCCTGAGTCCATTTATCATCTGAGGTCTATGAATGTGACCAAGGGCAACCAAATCATAATCTGCCGCTAAAAGCATGTCCTGTGTGATAACCGGTTCAAATTGAGTAAGGAACTGTGTTTGACCGCTTTCTGTGTTACATCCAGGTACTGTGTAATGGCTCATGAGAATAGCAGGGACATCTCCGCTGCACATAGCCCTCATTCCAACTACGATTTTTCCAAGTTCCTCAGAAAATACGATATTTTCATCCTCTTTAGAAATTCCGGGATGCTGTGCTCTGAATGTACCTTTATCAAATCCCGGAACCGCAACGATATCTGCATAAGATGTTCTGACAAGTTCCGGTGTGATCACAATCTTTACATTATCAATGAATTCAAAGTGAGCCTTTAGTTCGAGAAATGCTTCCTCACTGTCATGATTTGGAGTACCTCTCATTACAATGACCTGTCCTGCCGCTCTGGAAAGAGCAAGGATAATTTCTCTTGCCTGTAATACTTCCTTATGGCTTCTGCCCTGCCAAATTTCTGCCTGGTGGAAAATGTCACCGGATACAAGTACTAAGTCCGGCTTTTCTTTTTCAGCTGTTTCAACCAAACTACGCAGACACTTCATTGTATCCTCAGAGCGGAGATTTCCCCCCTCCTTTTCTGGTCCCTTAAATGAACCAATGTGCCAATCTGCAGTATGTAATATTTTCATCTGTATTCCCTCGCTTTCTTCGTAAGTTCTTCAAGTTGTGGATATAATAAGTTGTATTGTTCATCTGACATTCCGCAGAATTCAACTCCATCTCCACCCCAGTATTCTCCAATGACCAAAATGTTTCCCAAAATCGGGTTTCCGTGCAAATCGCTTTCATAAAGCCAACTTCCTACCGCATTCACTTCCAGATCGTGATAGTATGCTTCCTCATCCATCAGAATGCTTGTGCAGCTCCCTTTCTCTTTCTTAGGTCTATTAGACGCTCCTAAAATCTTATAAAGTCGAGACGGCATCACATGCTCCATCAATTCACATTTCGGTCCAATCATTTCATATAACTGCTTATTTACCGAAGTAATATCTCCCTCCGGAAATTCAAGTGTTGTAATTTCATTTTCAGTGGTTATTTTTATAATCTTCATTAGTGGGCTCCTCTCTGGCATCTTACACACAATGGCTTGCCAAATTTATTAATAGAGTAGGAATATACTTTGTCGGAAATCTGAGCGCCACATTCGTCACAGATGTATCCTGTCTGTTCATTTGCTTCTGACTCCGAATTCTGCTGTGGTGTTTCATCAAACCAGTTCTGTTCGCCTCCTGCATTCTCCTCTACCATAGCTTCATCAGAAGCAAATGCAGGATTGTCAGCAAATTCTTCCGGATTGAATTCGTCTCTTTCTCCGCCTGTTAAAGTGTCCGGAATAGCTACAATGTTTGGAGTTGCTCCAAATAAAGAGCCTATTGAATTCATCCCCTGAGACAGCATTGCTTTTCTCACTTCCGGATCTGTATAATCAGGCGAAAAGGTAACACGAGGAATAGCAAACGGCTTCTGTAACTCTTTTTTGGTATACTGCCCTTTCATGCCCGTTAGAGCTCTGATTACACGAAGAATCGCACCTGTCATGGCTTTTGCGGCAGCTGTTTTTCGGAGTAATGTCATATTTACAAGAACAGAACGCTCAATATATTTCTCCCTGTCGCAATCATCAATAACATATGCTTTGCAAGTCTTTCCCCATTTATTTTTGGCATCGATCCAATTCCCTTTGAACATTTCAGCTGCAGCCTTTGCAGCTTTTTCATCTGTAATACCTTTGATAGACTTATCCATGAACTCTACTCTGTAATTAGCCTCTTCATCATCAAGGCAAATAACTTTCTCATCAGCATGTGTTTTACCAGTACCATCTGGCATTCTCATAGCTCCATATGCTTTAGCTTTATATGTATTGGCATCAATTTTGGTTCCATAAGTATGATCAGGATCAAACTGTATGCCAGCTGCCGCGGCAATTTTCATAAGAAGGGGTTTTGCCGGAGAATAGGTTTCTTCCCAAATGTCCTTGCCCTGTTGTGTTGTTCCAGTCTTAACAGAGCCGACCTTAAAAATATCTCCAGAATTTTCAGAAAGATCTGCAGTCACTTCCATAACCGTAATCTTGTAAAAAGGATTGAGCTGAACTTCCGTTGCGGCCGGCATAAGCAAATTGCATCCGGCATACTTTTTCTGAATTTCAGCAATAGCGTTAGAATTGTTTTCCATATTGTACCTCCATATAGTATAATTTTATTGATTTTAAGCAGATGGCTGTGGTACAATATGGTTGCTTACGAGGGTGTTCCGGACTTTGTCCGAGCACTCTTTTTCCATATCTCTCAGTGCACTGCATAAATCCATTGTGAATTTTGAAAAAGCAAGATTTCTCACATATTCTTCTGTCAGTTTAACGAGATACCAGTGCTGTAACACGACCTTTCTCTGTTCTCGCTGATATATGTACTGCTGCTTATGTCTGGCATACTTTAATGCCTGCTCAAACTGTTCATCTGTAATCTCGCATCCGAGCAGTTCTTCTACTTCTCTTTTTTCTACGATTTCTTTCACTTTCCAATTCCTCCAACGAATCAAATAAATAGTTAATTGCTTTCCATGCAGCTACATAAGCCACCAGTATCACAAGGTACTCACCGCCTACTGCCTTGTACCCTCTTTCCAGATACGCAACGTGGAAAGCCCATTTGCTTATTGCTCCGGTTACGAGCAATGACCAAATAACCGCTATCAAGTCTCTCTTCACTCTTCATCACTCCTTGTAAAAATAATGTTTCCCATGCTGGAATAGAAAGGTCAGATGCTCGCTGTGCCAGTTGGATTCGCTCTTGCTCTCGAAGTAAGTCGCTCCCCGGCTTTCATCCCATCCGTCAATCTGGATAAGCTGTAATGCTCTGTAACAGTCGGCATTCGGTTTGACCTCGTCATACCGGCCGTTGCTGATTGGACTGAACTGTCCGTCTTGGAAGATAACTCCTGCAATCGTGTCTGGAAACTCGTCGCTCCAAACTCTGTTCAGCACCACCAGCATTACAAGAGCTTTGCCCTCGGTGTCCTCGGATTCCGCTTCTGCCATTGCAATCTTGGCAAGCATATAAGCATCTTCCGCATCCCAGTCCATGCTTCCACTCAATGAACTGCCAGCCGACTGTAAGGTTGCTGTTGTGTCCTCTGTTTCTGCCGAAACTGTCTGCTCTGAGGTCGTTTCCTCACTCTCTGTCGCAGGATTCACTACAACAATCTGTTGTTGATCGTTCTTCACGTCCGGCTCTCCGGTAAAGCTGAAAGCAAATGCGACAATTGAAGTCAGGGACATGGCAAATACCAATCCCAATGCAAATAGGCACTTATTTCTCATGCTCCTATCGCACCTCCTCCCGGATGTTCGAATGCAAACGACATCTGACCGCTGTTCTTTTCTGTTCTCAACATCTGGCTGAAAAACAGCCTGTTCTTCTCCTGTTCCTTTGCCCTTATGCTCTGGCAATCGCACCGTTCTCCCGGATCAAGATTGCTTCCACAAACAGGGCAGACATTGTAATATGCCATGATTACCTCCTATCTGTTCTCCTGTGCAGCTACATACTGGATTGCCTGCTCAATATCCTCTTCCGGAATCTGCAGCTTATCCGCAAATAAATGCTTATTGACTTTTCCGGAGCCTATGCTGATATATCCCTGGCTCTCGGATTCCTTATTGATTTTGCGCATCGTCTTGTACGCAAAGTCTTCTTTGCAACCGAGTAAAATCATAACTTCCTTTACGGTCAGAAATGGTCTCGGTGCGGTTCTTACTGCTCCCATAAAACCTCCTATTCCAGGTTCTTTTGAACCCAAACTTTTAGATTTTGTGATACAGCTGTCAGCTCATCCAAGTTGCTAAGTATGTCCTGCAAAATTGGTTTTTCATCCTCAGATATCACTCCGTCGGCTACGACATCTAAAAGATTTTCTTTTGATTCCTGTACCTTTTTGAGTGAAGCAAGGGCTCTTACAGCAATTCTGTCTAAGCTTTCTGTATCAACCAGCGGTACATCCTGTCCCAAAGGACAGCTATACTTGCAATAGTGATTTCTGAGTTCCGGTGCATTATAAAGATCAGCCATTCTCAAAATCGCATCAGCTGGGATAATCTTTGTAATACCTAATTCATAATCAGCAAGTGTACTAGCAGAAATTCCAAGAAGTTCAGCCGCTCCTTCACGGCTATTCAACTTGTCATTGTATTTTGCAGCCTCTTTTCTGCATTTACAGTAGATATTGTCAGCGGCTTTCGTAGGGTTTGTTCCCATTTATTTTTTCCTCCATTTCGACTAAACTTTAACTAAGTTGAAGATACTTGAACTTTTGAAGCAAAAAAAATTTCAAATGTTCTTCGTTCCGATAAGTCCAGTACAGAGGCGATACGATTGGCTAACTCTATATCTACGGAGCATTTTCCATTCTCAATAAGGCAATAACTGCTCCTGTCTTTGAACCCCAGCTGTTCGGCCATATATTTTTGAGTGTAGCCCTTAGCTTTCCTCTCGGATTTTAGTAGTTCAAGATTCATCACTTTTCTCCTTTCATGTTTTAGTTTCTTCAACTTGTGTTTATAATACTTCAACTTCTCATTTATGTCAATATCTTAGTTGAATTTTTATCAACTTTGTTGAAAACAGTTTAATTTCAGGGAGGTGTCACTTATAATATGTTTGAAAATATTAAACAAAAGGAGGCGGTCTGCATGGCAAACATATCCGACAGAATCAAAATGCTGCGTACTTCTGCTGGTCTTACTCAAGAAGAGTTTGGCAATATATTTGGTATTGTAAAATCAACTGTGTCTCTTTATGAGAGTGGAAAAAGCTGCCCCAATGACCAAATGAAACTTAAAATCTGTAACTATTTTAATGTTCCTTTGGACTTTCTTATTGGTATATCAAATGTTGCCGAATACCAATCCGAAGATTTTAACAAAGCAATCCTTAGTGACGGAAGTTGCCACTCTGCTTTGCTTGATTTAATGGAAATTCGCCATATAACAATGGATGATATTGTTATGGCTACTGGATTAGAAAAAGAAGTTCTGGAATATTGGTGTGTAAACGAAGTCCCAAGCGTAAGACAGCTCATATTGGTTGCTGACTGTCTAAATACATCTGTTGATTATCTTTTAGGACGGACCGATCAGTTTAACCTTCCTTCTAGTGAAGACAAAGATGTTCTTTCATATTATAGTCAGTTGCGAAAAATAGACAAACGATGGGCTGTCGGACAAATGATTGACATTCTCAAAAAATACGAATCCGAAAACGAATCATCTGTTGCAGCGGATGATCAAAGAAAAGTTGTTGGAAAATAATAGACCTCGCGTGGTACCGAGGTCACCATAAAAGATAGTATTTTCTGATTGGTCGTCAGATTGAAAAGGGAGATTGTATGAATTGTATAAAGTGTGGCCACGAAATAACTTCTGAAATGCTTACGAGCGGTATATGCTTTCAATGCGGTGTTCCAACTAGTGATACGGTCGAAGCTTACGAGCGTGCACAGCAAGAAGAAAAACGCAAGAGAGTCGAGATGCAGTCTATTGCAAAGCAAGAACAATTAAGAAAACAAGAGCAATTACAGCAAGAAGAAGTGTTGCGGTATAAAGAACATTTGTTATCCACCGGGTATTCTTTTGAAACCTGTTCTATTAAAAAGTATGTAGGTCTTGTATCTGGTGAATCTGTCATTGGAACAGGATGGTTTTCAACAATGGAATCCAATATTTCAGATTTATTTGGTGTAGAATCAGAAGCTTATTCAGATAAAATTAAGCAGGCCAAAAAGAATGCACTTGATAGCATGATAAAAGAATCCGTTTCAAAAGGTGGAAATGCCATTATCGGAATCTCATATGAAATGATTACTCTAAGCAGAGATATGATAGGTGTATCAGTAAATGGCACATCTGTCGTTGTTAATAAAAAAGGAAATGAGGAGGAATCTATTTATGTATAACGCAGACGAAACCTCACAAAAGATAAGCGATCTGGAAAAAGAGTACAGAAAGTCACAACAGAAAAAAGGGGCTGAATCCCTTATGGAACTGGAAGCACAGGTTCGTGCCAAGCTCAAACGTCAGGCTGAGGCGGATGATAATATCTACGATCCGGAGTTTGAAAAAGAGATTGAAGAAAGGCTGGCCAAGCTCGACGAGGAATCCCGGTCCGAATTCTACCGGATCCGGACACACGGGAAGAATGACGGAATCCTCTCTGCCAGGGAGATTGATCTGCTCACTCTAGAGGCTATGGAACGGTCATACTATCATTACAAAGGCATAGAATACGAAAAACCGAAGTATAAGAAAGAATTTCACTTCGGAGGATAAATAATCTGCAAAGAATGGAAAGGGGTGCGGCATGCCAGCATATAAATATACTCTGAAAAATGGAAAAACGATGTGGTATGCCAACTTCTACTATACCGATTGGACTGGAGAGAAGAAGCATATCTGCAAAAGGGGCTTCTCTACGCAGCGTGAAGCAAAAGAATATGAACGTACTTTCATGGATCAGCAGAATGCTACTAGCGACATACTGTTCTCCTCGCTTGTTACCAATTATCTCGAGGATATGGAACACCGCCTCAAACCTACCACAATGGAGAATAAGCGGTTTATCATAGATACAAAGCTACTCCCTTACTTCGGAAGGCAGAAAGTGTGCGACATTGATACGATCAAGATACGCAAATGGCAGAATGAGCTTATCTCATTCCGGGACAGAGACGATAAGCCTTTCTCCCAAACATATCTGAAAACTGTAAACAATCAGATGTCCGCTATTATGAATTATGCTGTCTCTCACTACCACCTCGCCCTCAATCCCTGCAAGGCCGCAGGCAGTATGGGAAAAAGCAATGCTGACGAAATGAATATCTGGACACAGGCTGAGTACGAGAAATTTTCCAAGGCTATCAGCAAATCATCCATGAAGCTGGCTTTTGATATCCTGTTCTATACCGGTATGCGTTCCGGAGAGTTGCTCGCACTGACACCAGCGGATATTCTTCCATCCAAGAGGATAGACATAAACAAAAACTATGCAAAGGTAAAGGGGAAAGAGATATTTCTGGAACCGAAGACACCAAAATCCAAAAGGTGTATCTCCATTCCAGATTTCCTGTATGACGATATCCAGGAATACATTTCAAAGCTGTATGGGATTGAAAAGGGTGATCGGATATTCTACTTCCAGAAGACTGCTCTGGAAAAGGAAATGAAAAGAGTGTCTGAAAGGGTAGGTCTGAAGCCGATCAGAGTGCATGATCTGCGGCATTCCCACGCAAGTATGCTCATAGAGCTTGGGTTCTCTGCTCTGGAAATTGCAGACCGGCTTGGTCATGAATCCGTAAAGACTACTCTTGACACGTACTCACATCTTTATCCTGATAAGGATCAGAAACTTGCGGACCGGCTGAATCAGTTCCGAAACCAGTAAAATGAAGTTGAAATCATCCGCTGATTGTGATATATTAAGCATAAAGAAAGGCACCTGCTCGAACAGATGCCTCTCAGGAGCCCCACTCCAAAAGGTGGAGTTTCCCGAGTTAGCTTATTTCTCTAAATAGAGACGCCTACTCTGGTTGCGACAGAGTAGGCATTTTTATTTTCGCTTGTTTCTCTTGTCGAGAAAGGCAAGCAACGCAATAACTAAGCTGCCAAAGGACATCAGCAGAGCTAATATCCCAATGAAAATCGAAATGATCTCATAAGCTGTCATCGGCGCCACCTCCCTTCCTATGTATTCCGGAAAACCGGTCCATTGGCTCGGGAGGCTACCACCCCCTGTCGTGGGTTCCATGGCTGTCATTTTATCACACATCACGACAATTTTCAATCCAGTATAATATGCATAGGAAAAATAATGGTGTCATTTTTCAGCATCACGTTAACATCACGGAGCAAAATAAAAGAGCCACAATCCCATTAAAATAAGGATTCGTGGCTCAAATGTCCGTTATTCAAACTCAATCGTCGCCGGCGGCTTCCCCGTGCAGTCATACAGCACACGGTTCACATGCTGGACCT